AACGTGTCTGCTCAAACAGTATCCTTTACTGCTGGTAGTAATACAGTAACAGGTACAAGCACTGTATTCAGTAGCCAATTTACTTCTGGCCAGTACATTATAGCTTATTCCAATAACACTACTCTTTATGCTGGGCATATTGCTACTGTATCTAATAACACAACATTAGTCTTAGATGAAGCTGCAAGCTTTACCAACAGTGCATGTAAGTTCTTTAAAGCCCCAGCTGCGACAGTTTATCACAATGACTCTTCAGCTAATGTTCTAATTCTAACAGATTCAAATGCTAGTGGTTCTACTTATAGGTTCTCAAATAGCACAGTGTTTACTGCCACGCTTACTGGACCATACACTAACGCTGGTACTATGAGTACAAATACTACAATTACTGGATTAGCTAACACGACAACGATTACTGGTGGCATGATAGTTTCTGCCAATGTAACAGGAATAGTTTCTGGGACAAGAGTATCTAGTATTGTTAATTCAACAGCTGTAGGAATAAGTGCTGCAGCTACAGCAACTGCTTCAGCTCTTTTCACTTTTAGTAGTGATCAATATACAAATGTGTCAAGCGTAAGTGATCTTTTCGTTGGTCAGCCTGTTACTGCTAATATTGCTGGTATCACCTCGGGAACTACTATTACTGCTATTGGCTCCACCACGATAAACGTATCTTCTGTATTTACCGGATCGACCACAGCAACCACTAACGTATTTGCTCAAACACTAGTTGCTGGTGAAACCAGTGGCGCTAATGCTTATATAAGCTTAATCAACTTCCCTGTAAATACTTTCCAACCACAGATTGGTGTCAATCTACCAAATGGTTCAAATGCTGTAATCACTTATGATTTTGCTGCTTCTAATGGAAGTACCTTTATTATACAAACCGCAAATAATAAAGCTGTCAATTATAAAGATAATGAGATAACTGGTTACAGCGCACAAATTCTCTCGCGCTCGAACGAAGTTATACAAAGCCCATCTTATCTCTATAGTTCAAATAATAAATCTGCAGTATTTAAAGTTGAATTGAGTCAAGCTAATAATTCTTATAGCAGTCCATTCCTCTATTCTGAAAAACTAGACTTATTTTCTTCACTTTATACTATTAATAATACTGACACTGATGAGGAGATAACTGGTCAGGGTGATGCTTATGCTAGACATATTAGCACTGTAATTACCTTTGACCCTACCTATGCTGCTCAGGATCTTCTAGTTCAGAGTATCGCCTTTATTCCTGCAGGAACTAGGATTGAAGCTTATGCTAAGATTTATAACTCTCATGACTCTGACACCTTTGATGTCAAGCAGTGGACTAAATTAGCTCCTGTTCAAAGCGGCAATACTAATCAGATCAGCACTTCGCAGTCTAACAATTATATTCAGTTAAGTTTCGGTATACCTAATGCTCCATTAAGCACCACCTTAACAGGTTTTGTTAGCACCGCTAACGGAAGTGCCTCGGTAACTGGTGCTGGTACGTTGTTTAATACTGAAATCTCAGTGGGTGATATTGTTAAGATTTGGAATCCTAATAATCCAAGCATCTATCAAATCTCCCGTGTCAATACAGTAACCAATGATACCTCAATCACGTTAAATGAAAAAATAGCAAACACCAGCATTGGTCAGCCAGGATTCCAAATCGATAAGGTCAACAATCCAAAACAAGCATTCACTAATCCCGTGAATTATAATGTAGTGAGATATTATAATACTAGTGGCCAGCCTATCGACACCTTTGATACTATGCAAGTTAAGGTAGTTATGTTATCCAGCAACGGAAACGTTATTCCAAGACTTGCGAGCTTAAGTGCTGTCGGGTTGAGTTCGTAATATGAAACAGGCTCCTAAGTTAATTCAGACTACAACTCCTGGTTACTTCAGAAACACGGAAACTGGAGCAATTCTAAATCAGAATGTATCTGAATTAAATCAGTATATGATGGAAAGAACTAGATTGAGCCAGACCGATGAAATAAATAAGAAGGTGGAAGAATTAACAGATGCGGTTTCTGAGATCAAAGAAATCCTAAAGATGATGGTAGAGAGAAAAAATGGCAATTAGTACAGCAAACGTCAACACTACTACTGACACGTTCAACGATTGGGTTAATAAGACCAATAACGTTGCCACAATCATTTCAAATAACTGCATAACAGCTAATGGTTCATTGAGTCTTACCACTGGTAACTCTTACCTAAATGGTTTCTTCTCAGCTAATACTCTTATCGCTCAAGACGCTATTCGTGGTGGCAATAATACTACAGCTAATGTTCTTAATATCAGCACTGGATTCGTTACCAGTAAAACGACTTATATCTCCAACACAGTAAACTTTACTGATAACGTAGCTGTGCAGGTTGTTGATAGTTTTGCATTAGCTTCAGCAAGAACTATAAAATATCTATTACAGGTTAATGCTACTGCTATTGGGTTTCAATCGACTGAAATTATGTTATTGCACAATGGCACGGATGCATTCTTAACAGAATATGCCACACTAACAAGCAACACTTCTCAGGGTAATATGGCTGTGTTTACAGTAAATGTAGCATCTGGTAATGTTAATCTATTGATCTCACCTACAACAAATTCTACAACTACCTCAACTGTGAATTTTCAAAGAACTACAATAGCAGTATAGGAAGTATTATGGCAGCGAAAGCAAACATTGTAGTTGATCAGGGTACTACCTTCACCACAGCATTAAACTTGACTGACGATAATGATCAGGCAATCGATTTAACTGGATACACTGTACAAGCTCAAATTCGTAAATGGTATACTTCATCTAACTCTGTTAGTTTCGCAGTTAGTGTTCCTACACCAACAAATGGTGTGATCAATTTATCTTTAACAGCAAATGTATCACTAGCTATGGATTATGGCAGATACGTGTATGACGTAATAAGTATTACTGGTTCTGGTACAGTAACTAGAATCGTGGAAGGTATTCTTACAGTAACTCCAGAAGTAACAACGGTAACGTATCCCTAATGGCTATTAATGTTACAGTAACCACTCCTAAGTTTAAGGCTGTAAAGTTCAGCACCAATACCAGTCCAATCATTCTCCGTAGTGGATTGGTTGGCAATAGTGGTGCTACTGCTTTATCACAACTTACTGATGTCAACCTAGCAAATACTGCTAATGGTAATGTGTTAGTTTATAACAATACTAACAGTACCTTTGTGCTTGGAGGTATTGACGGCGGAGAATTTTAATCACGAGTAAAGTGATAGTCGCCATCTACATCCAATACACTACTACCACAGAACATTCCAGCAGTACTAAATCCTAATCCCTTCATGTATTCAATAACTTCTTCTGACTTTGGAGCACCAAAGTTATAATCAACATGCTGTAGTTCTAGGATGACATGGTTGCAGTTCTTAAGAACATTGGCAGCACCCTTTAGTACATCTAGCTCTGCTCCCTGAATATCCATCTTAATAAGATCCGGCATGGGGAAATTGTTTTCCTTTACCACAGTATCAAGTGTCATAGAGATCTTACGAACCTTTTTCTCTTCAGGGAATAGCTCATCCGCGCGAGGACTTAAAACAATATTTTCTTTATACACTGAGTTACCACCAGGATGCTCAGTATTCTCATAGAAAGAAATTACCTTCTCATCTTCTGATGATAGTAAGCCACAGTTATGAAGATAATTGCCTTCTTCATAAAGGAACTTAGTAGCATCCATAGCTTCAAACAAAACATACTGTGAGTTTGGCCAAACAGTTTTAGCTTCATTAGTCCAGTGTAGAACACACGCACCAATATCATAAATCACTTTAGGTTCAAGACCATCATTCTTCATGCTAGCAAGATACTGTGTGTGTATCTGAGGAAGTAAACGCATAGCACCTAGTTCTCTGAGTCTCTTCTTCTCAGGATTTTCAACAACAGGTGGTGCTTCATCTACAATGGTGAATACTTTATGGCCATGATGCCCACATACAATAGAAGTATCAGCCCACATAGTAAATCCCTTGCGAGTAGCTTTACGGCAGAAGTCTAGATCTTCACTAAAGGTATCCTTGTGATCAAGAGCATCATAATAAACAAACTGCGGATAACCTACAGTAGCAAACACTTCCTTCTTAATAAGAACACAGCCAAGACCAAAACCACCAACTTGAACAAGACCTCTACCCTTTAGATGTGACCAAGGAATACGAGCAAGGTTCATATCATATACTTCGATTGCCTGTGGTTCTAGACGCTGGCGATAGAGACCTGACACTGCTGGCTTATCATGTGCTAACAACTTCATAATAGTATCAGGAGCAAATGATACATCATGGTCAACGGCAAATAGATAATCAAAACCCTTTACAGTCCAGTCAGCAATTAGGTTGCGGACTTGGTCAACGTTATAACCATAGAAGAATTGAAAGTCTGCCTTATATCCTGCAGGGATAATCTGGTCATAGATTGACTTGAATGTTTGAGGATGAATATCGTTAGCTGTAGGAATGCCGATTAGAATTCTTTTCAAGGTGTTTTCTCCATAACCATGTTAGCGTTTTTCGTTTGTTCTCTAGCATTTACTTTATAGTCATTCAGCGGGTTAATATCATTATAGTTATATACGATATCTGGAACGCATATAACATTACCCGGATCAGCCTGTTCAATTAAATTATAGAATACAGAAGTATCTCCGCCAGCCTTTAGCCAATTACCCTCTGCATCTTTAAATACGCTGTCATTAATATTATTCAGTAACCGAGCATCAAACGTTCTTAAGTGCGTGTAAGGCATATTCCAATTGAATTTGTATTTACGATATTCTTTATTTTTCTTAATTTCTGGTGGATAGGGCTGAGCAATAAGCGGGATTTTATCCACTAATGAATAGCAGCTACCATAGGTAAACTCTGCTTTTCCATCCTTGTAGATGTTATTGTATTTGTGAAATATGTTTGGATCATTTACTAGCCAATCGTCACCATCTAGGAGCATTACAATAGAAGCAATCTTTACCTTCGATCTAATAGTATTTATTTGATTGTAAACAGCTCCCATATTTGTTTCATTGTTTATGACATTAAACTTACCACGAATGTTTTCAGGCAGAGAAGCTAGAGTCTTGTTGATTACATCTAGGGTATTGTCAGTAGACTTATCATTGATAATATGCATATTGTAATTGTTATAGTCCTGTTGCGCGACTGAAAGGATACAGTTTTTAATATACGCCGCAGAGTTATAAACAGGAGTTATAACCTGTATGTTTTTTTCAGGGTTTCTAGGATCCTGTGCTTCATCAGAGTTATAGAACCGGCGACCGAATACCTTACGCACTCTATGATTAATATGAGTTACCTTGCGGTAATCATCCAAAGGTAGGAATAGATTAAGCATCTTATAGAAGTGCTGTTTCCACTGCAAGGCAACTGTATCCCAACCACAAACATCCTTTATCTGATTACATGCATACATTTTCTGCTGATGTAGGTATCTGTCATTATAGGCTCTGACAACCATATCAGTAAACACGTCAACCTGATAATCGGTATTGATAAAGCGGAATAGATTATTAGGCTCAATGGCATGAGGGATTTTATAACAAGCAACATCGATAGCTGTTTCTTCCAAAGCACCAAAGCGGCAGGTTAGTAGAGGGGTATTATGAGCTAGAGCTTCAATACAAGAGATACCAGAAGTCTCAGGGAATGCTGCGGGATAAATCATAAATGAGGCATCAGCCATAATCTCAGCAATTTCACTCTGCTTAATAATGCCTGTGAAGTTTACATCTAGCTGAGTATTAAGTTTCTCAAGTTCGTGGAACTTCCTCTCTTGTTCATCAGGACCATGGTCATCGCGAAATTTGTAATACCCACCAATGATCTTAAGCTTTGCCTTTGGTAGTCTGTCTTTAACCTTTGGCCAAATTTTCTCAACGAGAGGGACCATACCTTTGCTTACTGAAGAATTATATACGAATAGATCCGGATCCTTCTTAGTGATATCTACCCAGTCAATATAGCGAATGATACCATTGCGTGTTTGGAAGATATAATTCTTCATGACTTCAAACATACGCTTATTACCATGGTCACAGTTACCAACGTAAGATGTATGGAAGTCAGATAGAGTGAATACTTCTGTTATTCTACCATCGAGTAGGAAAGGTTCAATGAACTGGTCGCCATCACAGAAAGTATCATGCATCCAGAGCACTTTATGTTTTGCGGATTTCATAAAGTTTTCAAAGTTTGGTAGACGACCGAAAGACTTAAAGTTCTGGCCAATATTAGCAGGAGCAAATGCAGCTACAGAGCGAGAGGCTATAACAATATCATATCCTGATTCTTTTTCGATATCGGATAGTGGACGATACATGACATTATCATAAACTCCAGGTTTGCCCCCATCGTGGATACAGTCATTGAATACTGTAACATCAAAACCTATTTTGGAGAGTTCCCGAGACATCAGGATAACGGCAGATTCAGAACCTCCAAGACCTCTCTTAGAGAGAGTACTGCCATCATAGCAAAGACCAAGGGTATCAATTATCGCCAGTCTCATATCGGTTTCCTATAATATAAATAATAAGTATTATACAATGAGTATACTGTATTGGTGATTAAAAGTCAAGTTATATAACTTGATTATTTATATCGATATATATCGGATAGGAATGCCATATGGCTAGTAACACGGTCGTTCAAGTAAAACGCACGGCGATTTCAGGTCGCCCAGCGAATACGACAACGATCCCCAATCCCGGCGAATTAGCACTCAATATGACCGATGGAATCTTGTATTCCACGAACGGTTCAATCATATTTGAAATTGGTGCAAATAATACTAACGTCCGAGTTTCTAATACATTAACTGTTAAAGCGATATCCGCGAACAGTTCTGTAGGTGTAGAAGGTGAAGTTCTAACGAGCAATGGCTCCGGTGTTTATTGG